GGCGGTAGCAGCCCCCAAATGGCCATCAACATGCCGATGCCGCAGCAATTGGCAGCACAGCCCCGAACCCGGCAGTGGGTGACCGGCCAGAGAAGCCACCCGTGCAGGTGGCTACCCAGTTGGCACCTACTCAGAAGTCAGAACTTTGGAAGAAGTCAAAATTGTCAATAAACTATATGAGATAGTAACGAACCACCCAGAAGGCGAGCGAGGCTATCTCCGGATGATTGACGAAGGCGACGGCGAGCTTGTCGCTAAGATATTCCGAGAAGCTAAGACGCCCGAATAACACCATGAATCAAGAAATTGAAATAACCAACGAAATGCTGGAAGCTGCCGCCGTCGCAGCCCCCAACTGGCCTGAAAACCGCCGGTGTCATCTGGACTGGCAACACAGCCCCAAACCCGGCTGTGGGTGACCGGCCAGAGAGGCCGCCCGTGCAGGTGGCTACCCAGTTGGGAACATTCCAGAAGTCGGAACTGATGAAGAAGCTGAAATCGTCTTCAAGCTGGAGAATATAGTGAGTGCCCACCCAGAAGGGGGGAGCTACACACGGATGATCGACGAAGGCAAAGGTGAGGATGTCGCTAAGATATTCAGGGAGGCTAAAACAGAAGAATAGCACTACAACACACCCCCGCCCGGTCCTTCAATGGGCCGGGCATTTCTGGTGCCATGAAACACGACAAAGACGTGCCCCCGATTGAAGTCTACGAGGCGGCTGAGATACTAAATAACTACTTCCTAAAGCAACGCAATGAACGCGAATGGGAGTTCTCACATGTCGCCAGCAGGTTGCTAGTGTTTAAACTTCAACGTGAAGTGAGAGCACTTAAGTTTCAAATCAAACAACTAACAAACTAATGTCCGAAATACCAATAATTAAAATAGAGCTTGAAAGTATGCGGCAGACTATGTGTCATGCTTTCAGTAAACAGTTGTTAAACCTCGACGAGCAATTCAAGGTAGCAGTTGAAAATGCTACCAAACCTGAAGCAATACAAAAGCTGTTAAATGCAAAGGCACATGAGTATATTCATGAATCAATTAACCAAGAAGTGAAACATTACTTTTTATATGGTGATGGTTTGTTAGCAATCAAAGAACAAGTAAGAAAAAAGCTAGACGAAGAACTTGAAACACCAAACTAATGTCCGAAGAACCAGAATTCAACCTAGACAACTTCTCCTTCAAACAAGAGAACCTAACCTCCACGCCTACTGTCCCTAACCGTCCGCCTACCTCACCTGCCCCATACAAAATCGCCTTCATTGACGAGTGGCCAGGTCCCGACGACTTCTCCTCGGGCATCGCGTTCACAGGTCGCGCAGGCAACGTACTAACCTCAGTCCTAACGCAACTAGGCGTCTTGTCCTCCGCGTGTTTCTACGGCTACGCCTACAACGCCGAAGTCAAGTTCCCTAAACGTTACCCTGACTGGCACTCCCTACAAGCCAACCGCTACCGCAACACCCTGCAAAAGGAGTTGAAAACTTTCAACCCACACATCACAGTAATCATGGGTGACGCAGCGGCCAAAGGTCTAGGCATCATGAACAAGACCTCTGCCGCATGGCGGGGCAGTGTGTTTAAGTGTGACGACCTAGACTCACCACTACTAGGCCGCAAGTGTATGATCGTCCAACACCCACTCATCATCATGAAACAATACGCATTCATGCCTTTGTTTCTCATGGACTTGAGTCGTGCCAAACAACAAGGCACAAGTAAGGAACTCCCTGACCGCCGCAAGGACTATGCAGTAGACTTGTCATGTGGTGTGGTAGTACAAAAACTCCAACGCCTACGAGAGGAACAAAAGCTAGTCTCCATGGACATTGAAGGATACGTGAACAACGTCACGTGTATATCATTCACCAACACCGAGGGTGAGGCATTCATCGTTGACCTGTTATCGTGTTCACTCACAGAAGAGAAGATCTTACTCAAGGCCATCTCAGAACTATGCTACGATAAACTTGTACCTAAGGTCCTACAGAACTCCCTTTACGACTCCTTCGTACTAGCCTACACCTACAACATAGTCATTCGTAACATCCAGCACGACACAATGCTATCAGGTTGGGAGATCTACCCTGAACTACCCAAGGGCCTAGGCACGTTGACATCTATCTGGACCACTCATCCTTACTACAAGTCGGACAGAAAGATCAATGACAAGCTCACGCACCACAGGTATTGTTGCACCGACTCCGACGTGACCCTTGAGATCTCAAAGGCACACCAGAAGAACCTAACCGGTCCTGCGCTCGAGCATTATAACTTCAACTTAAGTATGTTAGCCCCGCTCCTGTTCGCACAACTCAAAGGCATGAAGTACGACGGGGACAAGGCCAAGCAAATGTTAGGCCAGGTCAGTGTCCGCATGGACGAGATTCAGAACCGCCTCAACAATAGCACCTTCGACGGACGAGAGTTGAACATCAACTCACCTAAACAGATGCAGAACTTCCTATACAAAGAGAAGTCCCTGCCGACTCAGTTCAAGATGCTAGCCGGTCGTGTGACTAACACACCCACCACTGACGTGAAGGCTTTGTTGAAACTCAACCGCAAGTTCGAGGAGCTATACCTGAGCGACATACTTCTCATGCGGAAGTTAGAAAAGCAACGACAAGGGTTGAACATGACTCACGACACGGATGGCCGAGTGCGGTGTAGCTACAACGTCGTGGGCACTGACACAGGCAGACTAAGTTGCAGTAAATCCGCACATGGTACAGGCACGAACCTAACCACTATCCCTAAGGCATTCAGGAGTCTTTACCTAGCAGACGAGGGACACTACTTCTTCCAGTGTGACTTGGCAGGTGCCGACGGTTGGACAGTGGCCGCACACAGTAAGGCGTTAGGCGATCCGACTATGATCGACGACTACAACTTCGGACTAAAGCCCGCCAAGATTATCGCGCTCCTATACAACCACGGACCCGAAGTCAACAAGTGGTCCCGTGACAAGATCCTCGAAGAAAGCAAGGCAATCGGCGATGGTTGGTTATACTTCTCTTCCAAGCAGGTGCAGCACGGCGGCAACTACGGACTAGGGGTAAGGGCAATGAGTGAGAACATCATGCTCCAAAGCTACAAGCGTAACAACGAGATGATTCTGGTGACGCCTAGTACGTGTCAGCAACTCAAAGACTTGTATCTCATCCATCGATACCCAGGAGTGATCCAGTGGCAGAATAGAATCAAGTACCAGTTCAGCAATGCACGTGGGTACCCTGAGATGAGCAGTGCGAGCGGACACACTAGAAGGTTCCTTGGAAGGAAGAAAGAGAACAGTACGCATCAAGCCGCGTATAGTCAAGAGCCTCAGATCAACACCACGTATGCGACTAACCTTGCGATTGTGAACATGTGGAATGATCCTGAGAACAGGATTAAAGAAGCCGAAGAGTTTTCTCATGGATTCAAGTACACGACTCTGGATGGAAGCATACATACCACTACTAAGAACCATGAATTCAAAAGTGTGGGTGGGTTGCTCATCGAACCACTCCACCAAGTTCACGACGCCGCGTGCGGTCAGTTCCCTAAAGACCTACAGGTATGGGCGTGCAAGAAGATACGAAGTTACTTCGACAATGAACTCAACATCGCGGGTACCAAGATGGTTATCCCGTTCGACGGAGAGTATGGCCGGAGTTGGGGAGAGATGGATAAACCACTATAATATTATGATACAAAGACTACTAGATATGGGGTTCGGCTTCGCGCTGCACCTGAAGAATGGCGGGGAGTTACACGTGAGAGTGAGGTTCAAGAACAGGGAGCAACGAACTTGTTTTAAGAAGGGTACTGACATAGATGCAGCCATGGTTGAATCGGCTACGAATTTAGCTGACGCGTTCCCGCATTTGGTCGATCCGAAAGATGTGAGTAATGTTTGACATTTGCCGCTAGCAAGCTTATACTCTTATTCGATATGGCTCCTCTAATCATTCATCTAAGCTCCGCTAGCATCAAGCTAGCGCCCGCAATCCCTATTCACGCTCATTGCAGCGATTCCCGAAACTACAAAACCGCAATCCAATCCGCCCTACACACCGCAGCACTCAACCAACCAGTGCCAACAATTGGCTTCCAACACCTAGCCCCGTCCGCTATACCATACATCCTAACCATGGTCAACCATTACAAACTAGACATCTACCTATCATGCTCCATAACAAAACAAAATGTAACTTCTGTGAAAGCCGCCTCACTTATGTTAAAGATTCCAGAGTTAACAAAGCTGGTCACAGACGCCGAAGAAGGTTTTGCCTCGAATGCAACCGACGATGGTCTACCGTCGAACTTCCTCTAACTGACTACAACAAGCTGTCAAAAATCATCAACAAACTTACTGAACTACTATGAACTTCCCACCTATCACCCTCATCAAACCAATGAAGGCCCACAAGTACAACCCCGTAAAGGTCGTACGCCCTGGCTTCCTTCAACCAAAACTCAACGGCCTTCGTGCCTTATGGAACGGTGTCACACTCAACAGCTACAACTTAGAAGAGTGGCACCCGAGTGTACTCCACCACATCACCACTGCCCTATACGACCTAGGACTCTCCGACATACTTGTTGACGGTGAGCTCTACACTCACGGACAATCCCTACAGTGGATCAACTCCCGCGCAAGTATCAACCGGAAACGTACCCACAAGGAATCACACCTAGTACAATTTCATATCTTCGACGTGGTTTCCACCTCACCCTTCAAGGACCGTGTGAACATTCTCAAACACATCGAGCGTGCTCTCATGAACAACCCTGACTTACCCATACGTGTTTGTCCTACCTACGAGTTCACCTCAGAGCACGATGAGAATACGATCTTTAAGTTATGTCGTAAGGAAGGGTATGAGGGTATGATCTACCGGCAACCTGACGAGGAGTATGGTCGCCTAGCGAACTGCGGGAATAAAGAAAATCGTTGGTGGAAGCTAATGAAACGCAAGTTCTGGGAAGACATGGATGCTGAGATCGTGGAGTGTATTGAAGGGAAAGGTAAGTTCACAGGAAGCCTAGGCGCGTTTCGATGCGAGGGCGAGAACGGCTCTACCTTTCAAGTCGGCACAGGCGAGGCACTTACCCACGAGATGCGCCAACAGTACTGGAATAGACGAGAGAGTCTTATCGGTAAGAAATGCAAGGTGGTTTATGAGATGCTGAGTGATAGTAAGGTGCCACTGAAACCAGTAGTGGAAGTTGTGTATGAGTGAGCCACTACCAGCAGATAAATACGACCCAGACACTTTGATGGAGTACAAAGAATGGAAAGATGCAGGCTACTGCGTGATGAAAGGAATGAAGTCACGATGCAGAGATGCCGCAGGTGCGTGCTTGTTCAGTGCTGATCAGGTTACTGAGTTAAAACCCAGGACCAAATACAGTATGACAAACACTGCGCTTGAACAAAGAATGAGTGAACAGGCTTACTCACAAAACATCAACAACTTTGACGACATAGAAGTCGAGCATTACAACTCATGAACACCTACCTAGAAAACTACGCCATCTATTCCGGCGGTAATGAAGCACCACCAATCTACCACAAGTGGGCTGGTATCTGTTCACTGTCCTCGTTCGTATCTCGTAAAGTCTGGATCGACCAAGGGTTCTTTACCGTGTTTCCTAACCTCTACGTGATCTTCGTCGGCAATCCTGGTAACGGGAAGTCAACCGCGATGAAAATCGGACGGGACTTAGTGCGTGAACTTGACCCTGAGTTCTGTCCTATCGTGCCAAGTTCCATCACTAAGGAATCTCTCACACAAGACGTGGGAGATGCAAGCGGTAAGTACCTGAAGTCCTACGAGTATGACGGTGAGCAAGTCCCATACACCCCGATTAACATCTACGCCAACGAGATCGTGACCCTACTCGGGTCTAATCCTATCGGCATGATTGAGTTCTTCACAGACATCTGGGACGAGAAGGATGTGTTCGAGTCCAACACCAAGAACAAAGGCAAGGACAAGATTGTGAAACCCTCGGTGAACTTGTGCGGCTGCATGACTCCTGAGATCACGGGCAACCTACTGAAAGAGAATATCATCAGTGGTGGGTTTGCACGTAGGTGTATATTCGTCTACGGCACACGACGCGGTAACCCCGTGCCGTTCCCTACAATCACCAAGGAACAAATCGAGGCACGTAACGCGTGCTTGGAGTGGGGCAAGGAACTCACCTCTACCGTTGGTGAGTTTAGCTGGCACCCAGAAGCACGAGAACTCTTCGAAGCATGGTATAAAGAAAACCATGACTTTGTGCAGAACAATACAGACGTGTGGTTGAACGGGTATTATACCAGCAAGAACGCACTTGTTATCAAGGTCGCTGCGCTTCTCGCGCTCGGCGAGTCCACAAACCTCACACTACAAACCCATCATATCCAACAAGCTCTTGACTTACTAGCCGAGACCGAGGTGGATATGCACAAGGTGTTTGCGGGAACTGGACGTAATGCTGAGTCTGGTATTGCGACTAAGATAATGGCTATGATCAACTCAGCGCCCAGTGGCAAGGTGCAGCAGAAGAAAGTTCTGTCTGTACTCTATGACCACGGGACGTATGATGAGATCGAACGCGCAACTACACACCTTATTGGTACGGACCAACTAGACAGGTTTGTTAGCGGCCGCGTGACGTACTTGCAAAAGCATCGAGAAGACCAGACGACTGATTCGACATCGTCGGCCTTAACAACTGATTTGCATATTGACCTAGCACAGGGACAGGCAGATTTGACTGCCCTCGAAGATTCTCTGTAAGCATTGCCTTCAGCATGTCATTTCCTGGGTTAGCACGTGGCCGACCCATTTCATTACCGATACGTATTTTAGTCCTAGCTTGATCCACCACACTTGTGCGGGGGAAGAGGCTAGGATTAAATGTGTCTAGGAGGTTTGACCTTTCCACTGACCCTTGTAGGCCGCCTTGTAGTCTCGGGTCAAAGCCGTTCGCATTTGTTGTAATGTGACGCTCTAGGGCATTGAGTGCACTTGCTGCATCATACCCAAGCACGCTGCTCTCTTGCTGGTTGAGCATATTACGCGCGGCACCTATTCCCTTTTCCTCATAGGTCTTGATATAGTCTTGCTTGAACCTGTCGTTCTTTTCACCTCGGATTCTATCCTGTGTGTAGGTTATATTAGCCGCGTCTCTTTGTGCAATAGTACGTGACGGAGGGAATCCCAAGGTGGCCGCCATGCGTTCAGACTGCGTAGGCACCAACAACACATTACCACGCTTGTCGGTAATATTACCATTGTCTGTCCACAGTTTCATCAACCGGCCTAGGCCAATAGGCAACGCCTCTGCGACACCTTTTGTCACGTCACCCTGAAACACACTCTTTATCCCGCCCATGTAGTCCTCACCGCGTGACAGCGTAGGTCCCATGAGAGCCTTAGGTGACCAACCCTCAAAGGAGTTGAACCCGAGCAACCCGCCCATACTGATTCGTGAGCTGAAGTCCATCGGCGCGCCCATAGCATACGAGATACCATGCGTACCCATGTCCGTGATAAACGTTCCTGGCTCATCGCCACCAAACGCCTTGTCGATTTCCTGTAGCCACATGCGCTTAGTCTCCTCAGGCTTAAGTTGAGTGTGCTCCTCTGCCAACGCCATCGCGATGCCCGCACCTGGGATACCGCCGATAACACCGGCCATGGACATCAGTGAGACAGTGGACTGGATAAACGCTTTCTTTGCCTGTCTACGTTCAGCAGGTGTGAACCCTCTGTCCTCTCTTCCGTATCCTTTTTGCGCATACCTATACACGTTACTCAACTGTCCTGACGCAAAGCCAGCCAACGAGTGTACCGACTGTGCCACAGTTCGCCAAGGACCGCTATTGTCAAACAAGTGTGTCGCCCTGTCCAAACGCCCGATACTATTGTTGGCTATGCCAGAGATCCGCACGGCCTCATTATACATAGCGTCGAACTCGTTCTTAGTAATAACCTTGTCCTTGCCTTTTATGGTGGCTTTGCCCTGACGCTTACTCATCTGTAACTCCATAGCACTGATGATACTCACTCGCTCGTTGAAGCCTGTGAACAATCCGTAGAGTTTACTACTAGCATCAACTGCTGACCCGTATGCAGTCCCGGCAAGTTTCCCAGGACTCAATGCTGACTTCCCCTGACTCATACGCCCTAAGTTAATCTGCTCTAGCATTCCTGCTTGTGCATCCATGGCTTCTTGTCGTTGGCCTAGTCCAATCAGACCTTGCTCATCGGCCTTACGTATTAGCATGTCATACATATCCCGGTGCTTACCATTGACGTTAACCCGAGTCCCAGAGTTCCACTTACCAGTGCTACCATGCTCGGTTAACTTGGCAGCGGCCGCCAGTGGTAGTTGGTAGCTTTGGATAATACCCGCACCTTCTTCCACTAATTTAGGTGACACGTTTAACGGTGCTTGGGTGGCCTCCAGTAGACCGGAGCTGATATTGAACCCTAGAAAGTGCAAGAAGTTACCCTTGGTTATGGCCTTACCTGTTGCGGTGTCAGGTTGCCTAAAGTTTGCAAGCGCACGTTGGGCATCAGCAAACGCAACCACGTTTGCATCATTATTAACAATCTCTGGGTTCTTTGCTTCGAAGCGCATGATTGCATCTGTCTGAGACTTAGGTACAAGACTCGTCATCTTCTGCATATACCGCAGGTGCTGTTCAATAAAGTCTAGCTCCTCTCGTCCCGCGCGTAAGTTGTTCTTTACATCCACACTCCCTAGTTCCTTACTAGTGTTCTCGGAACTAAATGCACTGCGGAAAGACTCCCGTGACGCTTTTATCGCATCATAACCAGCCTGGGTCACCTCGCCTGTTTGAACGAGTTGTTCTAACGTAGCTAACGTGGTCCTATCGTCAGCAGCGGTGAGTAAGTCGTCTAGGTTTTTACTCTGCTTATTGGCATTGCCAAATTTTGTGTGTGTGTCGAGGAAACCTTTACCAGGGTAGTGCACCTTAGTCCCTTCGGCCCTGAGTTCTTTGACTCTCAACGCCGCTTGTTCAGGTCTGTCGAAACTTAACCTACCAGGACTTGGGTCACCCTTTTTCGTAAAGCTCACATGGTATTGCTTCATGCGTCGTTCAGTCACAAGGAAGTTACTGTTCTCAAACATCGCACCTTTCTTGGCCAAGAGTTGAGTGGAACTCTTCAGGAAGATTTCAGGAACCTTAGGGTTGATTTTGTGGTGTGCTGCGAGTTGTTGGAATGAGCCATCGTTACGCTCATAGGCCGCGAACATTTCCTTGCTTGCCTTGAGTACCTGCGCATTACTCCCACTCATCTGATCGCGGAGTAAGGTGGCTAGGTTATACTGTTCATTCTTCTTGTCTGTACTAAGGATCTCGCTTTGCATACGCTTGTTGCTCTGCGTGATTCTTGCCATGGTCTCTAGCACATCGCCTTTTTGATTAGGAGTTAAGTCCTTTAGCAGGTCATTGTAGGCCTTCGGGTCTTGTAGTTTCAGGTCAAAGATACTTATGTTATTCTCACGCTGGTATAGGTGCGCCATGTTCACCGCCTCGAAAGCTTTCTGGTCATTATACACCCGACCAACTGGCCCTTTGTCTTTGGGTACAATCACCTTGCCATTAGGTAGTACTTCTTTGGAGAACATGAACACCACTAGACTTCTCTGTAGTTCATTCCTCATACCTTTCTCACCCCTGAAGGCTTGACCAATGTCCCTGAAGTGTGCGTTGCGCTCGATCTTGTGCATCTCGCCTTCACCCATACCAGACAACACCCTGCGCAACTTACTATCACGCCCAAGGAACATGGCGTCGAGCATCAGGTCTGTGGACTTATTCCCATCACCGAAGTCTAACTTACTTCCGTCGATTTCCATGTCCGCCCACACTCTACCAAGGCCGCCAACTGTGCTACGGTCTAGTGCCGCGAACTCAGCTTGTGACTTGATATTGTCCATGTCTAACTTCCGTCCAGCCTTGTCGATTTGACTTTTAAACTTCCGGACACTCTTGAGACTACTGAGCTTCTGTCCACGCAGTGTGTTGAGTCCCATGAGTCCTTTGACTCCCGCGAGACTATCACGCAGAAATTGCATAGCGGCCACGGCAAAGTCGTACAATCGCTGAGAGCTGTACATAAACGACTTGTGCACGTCGCCACCCTTGGCACTAGTGTGCGCGAGTATCCCTGCCACGTTAGACATGACCTCATCCACACTATTTGAAGTCTTCTCAAACACCGGGTCTAGTTGATCCCTGAGTTCTTTAGGTAGGTTCAGTTCAGACAACTCCCGCAACATCTTCGTCCGTTGCGCAGGAGTCATAGTTGTGATGTCATCGACTAGACGGCCGTATGACTTCATACTACGCGAGTCGAGTTTGCCGAGTTCAAACAGCTTCTTAAACTGATGGCCTAGTATCTCGTGCGATGCTACGAAGGTAGCCATGTCGCCTTTGTTTAGTTTGTTCAGGAAGACAGCGTTCTGGACTGAGGAGCGGGAACTAAGTCCGGCGACAGAGCCCGATGGGTCTAGGATAGATCCCACGGACACGTCCTCGCCTGTAAGACGTTGAAACATGTCCGCAATTTTGGCTACTTCAGGTGCGAGTGCACGCGCTTTGCCAGGGTCGACTCCATCGCGCATCATCACGAGTGTGGCCGCACGTACTGTGTCACCAGAGTTGGCGTCGAGGGGTCCGTCTAGTTCAGGCCGTCCGTTGTAGTCGTCTCGGAAGGTATCGGTCACAGTCCTATTGTCAGGATCAGACGAGGGGACAACGCTTTCTAGTGTAACGTGTTTTGCGGCTGCTATTGAGTCGTCTGCCTGGATGTTCAGCGACTCCTTATCGAACATACCTTTGAGGGCGTTAATGTCTTTGTTCTTCTTTGCTAACCACGTGGATAGGACGCGCGCACCACGGTTGGTCTGATTGGAAATATGGAGGGTGTTGCCGGTTCTGTCAAGGAATTCTTGGTACGCTTTGTTGGCATTAGTGACTAGACCTTTGTCAGGAAGTGACTCGAGTCTGTCAAAGACTGTATTGAAGTCCTCGTTTGGTACTGTTTCCTTACGGCCAGTTTTATTTTTCCCTTTCGCCCCTGTTGCTTTGCGGCGTGTGTCATTAGTCTTGGCATTGTCTAGACGTTTCACAAGATCCTTCAGGTCTTTGCCGGAAGCTTTCCAATTACTTACTATATTCGCAATGTCGTTAAAGAGTTCCAAGTTATCCTTGTTCCTATTCAAGCGTCTCTCGACAAGCCTAGTGACCACAGGGTCTGCACCTTTGCCATAACTCAGAACCTTCATGACATCACTCATAGTGTTTATTTTGTCAATCTCGATCACCTCTTCGTTCTTGACCTTCTGAATCACGGTCTCGATGGGTTCCTCTGACTTACCTTGCTTCGCTACTGCCTCGACTTGCTTTGCCAGAGTCATATCGTTGTGTGGGACTTTGCCTTGGACGGCCCTTAGACTGTTTACATCCGCGATCTGTGCTTGCGCTTCGGCCATATCGACTGGACGTTTGGCCGCATGGTCTAGGATAGTCTTACTATACATAGCCTCGGTTTGTACGCGGAGAGGTGTAGGCATACCGACATCGAATGCAGTTGCGACTGAGTTGCCGAAGATACTAGTGCCGGACTTCTCGTTTGGAGTGTAAGTGGACTTCAGTGGACCCTCGACTGGACCTGAACGTACAAGTTGTGGCCCTTCCTGCGGACCTATACGTACGAGTTGTGGCCCCTCGACTGCACCTATACGGACGTTGTATGGTGCAGGTGATGGCCCTTCTACAGGAGCAGCATTAGCAAGTGCGTCGGCGGCAGCTTGTGCCTCGTCTAGTGCAGCTGTCTTTTTACCATCCGCGATGTTTTTAGTTCCGCGTACTTGTGCAGTAATAGCTTGCTTGACGTCAAGAGGTGCGAAGGCTAGGTTACCAATAGCTTGTGCCGCCCAGTAATCTGACGTACCCATCTCACTATACGAACGTTCCTCAGCAAGTCCTATGTCAGCCATGTCTACACCTGTGTCATAGATAAAGGAGTCAAGTAGGTTGCCGGAGAACCGTGCGGCTGTCCCACCCACGGCATTGGAGGTAAGCTTTGTTCCGATCTTTGCAGCTGCGTCTACTCCGAATAGTTTCGTGCCTGCGCTTGTGCCAAGTGCTTTTGTGGCTAGTCCTGACGAGATCTTACCGATGGCTAAAGGTGCAGCAATCGCAGCTCCCGCACCAAGTGCCGCGCGTGCCTTACTACCAGTTTGTTCGAATTGGTTTGAACCGGCCATATAAGCACTTACACCTATTCCTAGTGGTCCTAACATAGCCGGGAGTAAGTCAACTGCACCACGTGGTAAAGCCTCACCTACCTGACGACCTAGTTCCTCTTTGCCCATCAGACTACCGGCAAAGCCACCAATGTCTCGACCGACCTCGTTCGCACCAGAAGCTTCCAGTAAGAAGTTATGTCCGGCAGACGCTATTTTCACTCCTCGACCAAACATGTTGGTCTTACCAGCGTCAAAGCTATCGGAGTTCGTCATCTTGTTTCCAAGATCTGAGAACTGCTCAAGGGACATTGACTCTAGTTCAGGTGGCCGTTCACGGTAGGCCAGCTCGACGTTAAAGAAAGGTAGTTTGCTCATAGTTTATTGGTTGTTAGTTTTATTGCCCCAGAAGTAGTTTGAATAGGTCCATCACATCTTCATCAGGCAAAGGTGTACTTCCGTATCCGGCAGGAGCACGGCCAGGAGCAGGAAGTGTAGGCCTAAAGTTAGCACGACCAGGAGGTGCAGATGTAGGCGCGCCCCACCCAGAGCGACCAGCAGGACTAGCACGACCAGGAGGTGCAGGTACAGGAAGTGCAGGTTCAGGTTCACCCCAACCAGAACGTCCAGCACGCGCAGGTTCAGGTGTAAGTTCCTCCCACCCAGAACGACCAGCAGTAGTTTCATGTGCAGGTGCGAATATTGAGTTTAGCTGTTCCTCTGTCAACTGGCCTGCACCATAAAGCTCAGGGTATTTGAATATCAGTTGTAAGGATGGTGACAAGTTTGGTTTGCCATTTGCCTGTCGTAGTTGTTCATGCATTTGTAGCTCACTCGCTGACTGCCCAACGTTGGATGTCATACTCATACTATCAAGCCTACGTTTCCGTACTGGTTCAGCTGCATCTACACGTGCCTGAGCAAGTGCCGGACCTGTTGGAAATGTACGTGCAGGCGGCTGGTTACTAGGTTGTTGCACAGGCTGGTTACCTGTTTGTGCAGGTTGTTGCACAGGTTGGTTGTTTACAGCCGGTGCAGAGCTCACTTGATAACCACTTGGGTTAATCCCTTGCTGTTGCAAGAACAAGTTGAGCATATCCGTACCTCCTTGTGCCTGTGCAACTTCCTGTTGCCTGCGCAACTCTGTCATCTCCTGCTCGTGGGCAAAACCTGCTTGTCTGCGTTGTTCAGATGCTGCACTAGACTCGCCAGGACGCAAATGTGGGTTCTTGGCGTAGAACTGATCCATGCCGCTCATGTGCTGCATACCGGTCATAGGGTCTATGGCACTGCCATTAATACCTGTGTGTCGCATACGCTTACCTTGTGTGGCGAAAGCGTCAAGCCCGCGCCTAGTCTTTTCTGCTTCGGCCGCTTGCGTTTGTGCAAGCATACCTTGGAAGTCAGGCGGCCCGTTTTGTTTCTGCCCTTGGTTAGACAGAAATTGCTGCAATAGGTCAATGCCTATTCCTTGTGATTGTGTAGCTGCCATAATATTAGTTGTTTGGTAGTGGTTGTGATCTTGCTTCGTAGTAGCCTCTGAGTTCTTTTGTGTCTAAAGCTGGTGGGATTTCACTTACTTCGCCCATGTTACCACGTTTGATAGCATCCCAGTACTGTGCAGCTTGTGCGACTCGCAAGGCATTCATAGGTGCGGCTGCTCCTTCTTGTAGTCCAAGCGCGCGTTCATTACGATCTGCTTCTAGTTGACGGAATGCGTTGAGTCGTTGTTCGGCCTCAACATCCTGCGCAAACTGATCTTGGGTAAGCCCGAACTGATCTTGGGCAAAACCAAAGTTATCTTGTGCAAATTGGTTATCGAATACTTGCTGTTGCTCACCTGCTTGTTGTTGCGCTAGTGCCATCATAAGGGCTTGTTCAGCACCTTGCATTTGTAACGGATGCATGTCTTGCGCCCGTTGCTCTTGTGCCATACCTGACTGCATTTGCATCAGTTGGGCCAAGTCGCCAAGACCTGAGTCTTGGTTCATGAACTGCATAAAAGCAGCTAGTTCTTGTGAATCGTTGTTCATATAAGTTTAGGTTGGGTCGTTGCATTCGCCTGTTACAATAGTCTGTACGTCGGTTGTGGTGATGAGTCCGTCAACCCAAGTCAGTATAGGAGTATAGGCGCCGTCGCAGTCTTCGACTCGTAGTGAGCCGTTAGCCCCGTTACCATACACGCGTACTACGTCAAGTAATGTGTCGATTGTGATTTGTTGTTGGCCAGAAGGTCCTTGGGTAATAGTCCTGTGCTCTGCCTTAGTTGGGTTGGCTCCACCAGCTGACTCAACTTCAGTCTTCAGAATTGCCCCTCCTCCGCCTACGTTGATGCCGTCGAATCTGTGCTCAATTGTCTCACCGCCTGCACTTTCAGCAACATCCACACCCCACGTTTCAACATGCGTTCTGTATTGGTGAAGTCCGGTGGTACGTTCGTATCGTTTGTAAGGACGTGAACCACCACCCAAGTTTTCGCCACCTACCAAGGTGACTACAAAACGAAGCGGCCCTGAGTGGAGCTGTTTTATTATCAACTTACCATCAACTGTCTTGACCTTTAGGATCTCAATATACGCGTGCTCACTTTTCTTCGCGACCTGTTCTGGGTCTTGTGGCTGGTAGTGATCTGGTATTTCGTTCTCTGCCATCACGACTATTTCCACAGGAGGAGTCACAACTCCTGTTCCTGAACGTTCGACCTTGGCATAGATACTCTCGTCAGAACCCACGAGAAACTCAGGTGGTTCGTCCGCGTCAAGAGTTACTGCCGCAGCACCTGTACCCTTTTCTGGCATAACGTATAGCCAAGCAGGTGAGACGCCTGGATCGGATGCAGCAGAAAATGGGTCGTCGAACCATGCATATCCTGGTACTAAAATGATCTTTAGTTCCCCGTCGACTAGTTTAACTGACTTAGGGTAGAATTGGGTAGTATGACCTGACTTTTCCTTAACCCTATCAGGGATGTTTTGGTCACGTTTACCGACTTGCCTTATACCTGCACCTGTGTTCACCATGCCTCGACCACCTTGACCAAATGACGTGGAGGTATAAAGAGGCGAGGAGACGTGAAGAGGCTTGGATTTGTAAAGTGGCTGAGACTTGTGAAGAGGTTTGGACTTATGTAGGTTATACTGAAGGGGCATAATAAGTTTTGGATGTGGTGATATAACCACCTTTGTAAGGATTAGACACGACGGAGCCTAGTAAGGAAGTGGGCCAGTCAATCTGAGTGGCTGCAGCACCCCCAATGGTTGCTACTTTGGTTGCAGTGAAACTGAGTGCACGAGTTGCAGGGGTTGTTAGCACAGGATGCGTGCCCATTGTCTCGGTGAAAGTTATTGCACCATGCAGGCATTCAGGAATTGTGAAGTTCATGAAGATACCTTGATAAGAGATTGAGTCAGGAATCAACTGCTTCACTCCGGCGCCAGTTGCAGCCGTCGTGCTCCAACCTACAACCACACTGACCTTACAGGCACCACTGAAAGCTTCCTTTAGTTTGTAGTCAATCAAGACACCTGCAATGTATTCGACGGTACCGCCCTCTCCATCATCACCCTCCGCTTCAAGTATACCAAAGTCAATATCACCTACGAGAACCGCTGGCCAATGGTAGTTCTCGTTACTAACAAACGTGAAGCCAGGAGCAGTCACACCATCTGACATCACCTCTTCACTTACAGTATACCATCCGCACTTTACCTTCTCGTAGGAACGAAACACATACACGTCTGGGTCTGGGTCCACACCAGGTATTAGTACTAATCCAAGTACAGTGGGCTTGGTGCTGGTCAAAGCCACAGTCACCTCATGACTCTCGTTTAGTTGCGCATCCCACTCACTTGTGGTTAGTGTCTCTTGTGAGATAATGTAAGTAGTCTCGCGTTCGTTGTGTACTTCGTCAAAGTAGGTGATTTTACTTTCCCATACCGTCGCACCTGTGATAGCAACCGCGTCCTTGTTGACGATCTCTTGGTCCACACGTGCGTTGCAGATAAACTCATTTATGTTCTCCAAGAAGTTTTGCCGGACCTTGAAGAGTGGATCGCCGCTCCCGTCAACCTCTTCTGTGAAGTATATGGTGCAGCGGGACTTGTTTGTGTTGAATGGTTGGACATCGACGAAGTAGCCGAATAGACTGTCTAGGCGTGTGCCATGCGGGCACTCAAATGATAGTGAAGTCATATACTGGCCGAACTTCTCAACAAACGAGTGCCCTTGCATAATGGGCCCACGTACTGAGATGTTCGGATCCCGTTGGATCATACTCTTTAATTTACTTCCTAAGCTCATTTTTACTGGTGGTAGATTCCTCCGTCACTCGCGTAGCAGTCATGCTCACGTAAGGCTGCAAACTCCCGTTCACGCATCTGCTCTGGCGGTGACAAGGAGCCTTCTTGACGTGGGACGAAGGTCTGTAAAAGGTGGTTGGTCTCGACAATTGCGGCCCATTGCATGTATGCGTAGCCATGCTTAAGGAACCAGTCGGTGGAGGCCGTGCCGGTGTTGTTGTAGGACAAGTTAAATATAGAGCGTCCGTCTGCTGTGGCGTAGGCAACAGGAAAGGTGTGTGCTGTAAGACGTAAGACATCTGCCGCGTATGGCTGGTCCACTACATAATTACCAGCGGGTAGTACCACTTCAAACGTGTTCGCGTAATCATGTACGGCTTGGTCCACGGTAACACTTGTGACAGTGGGAAAGGTTGTACCGCTCAGACTTAGTAACAAAGACTCACCACCGTTGGTAAGCGCATACGACATAACATCTTCCTGTAGACTATAGTCAGGGAGCCAGCGATACCCGAACACCGTGACTATGATGTCCTTGTCCATTGCATTAGAGAAATACAATTTGTTGTTGCTCAACACACACTTGGCCTCATAGTAGGTCGAATGTAAGACATGAGCTGAGTATGTGATGGGATTTTGTGGTCGTACGTTATCACGCTCATACCGTCGATCCCAGTCTTCAGCACGAGATATGACGTTAATCGGTCTGCTAGCTTCCTTATGATACACTCCGGAGAGGAGCTTCAAGCTGACACCGTTAACATCGTCGAGGTCGACGTAACCACCCGCAGGTATTGTTACGTCGAGTTCGACGCTTGCACAACTAAAGTTATGACGTAACTCCGCCCACTTTCTAGCTGAATTTGCAGCGGTGACAATCAAGTCGTCCACTACAATTTTTACATCACCAACGTCTCCTTGGGAAAGAAGAGGATGGTTCTCGACAGCAGGAAAGTCGACTTGGAGATACGTATTAACGTTTTTAATTAGATGTGCAAGAGTCATAACAGATTACTTACCGGTTGCTTGGCCACGAGCACCGAGCTTACCCAAGGAAGGTTTGCTGGTTTCGTAGTTCGTCATTTTATTATCCGCACTAACATGCGGGGCGTGTTCACGTGCAAATGGCTGGTTAAGCTTTTCAAGTGCACCTTTATCTGGCATATGTCTGGTTGGGTCAAAGTTGACCATGTCTGTATTTTTCAGGTTCATTACTTTTTGTTTTGGGTTAGGTTAGGATTTGGTGATAGTCTGCAAGTTGTGGATCAACATGTGAGACTCAGGGAATCGCACCTCAAGTCCAGCTTCTGTGAGCCACTCGTCCTTACGTCCGTCAACATCGTTGTTCTGACGGTTAGGGATAAGAGTAGTATCACGGTCGTTGAGCGATCGGTAGCGGAGTTCGCCAACATCAGTGATGAGGGCGGAGTAACGAAGAGTTGCGTCTTCGGTGAACAATGGGTGAGACTTAAAGTGCAACACGCCAAAGGGGGTCTCGACAGTCGTGACGTTCATACCATAGGTATGTTCGGCAGTCATGTTCTTGTTCACAGTCACGAGGCTGAGTTCAATGAGTGTGTTCAAGGCACGAAGTACACCGCTTCCGCAGAGCACAAGTTTCTCGAAGGACTTGTTGTTGGTGCGTCGGAACACACGCTCAACAAGGTCAAGCCAGAATTCGTACGTGATGGAACCGTCCGAGATGTTGATGATACGCTTCTCCTCGTCAGTGTTGGCGGTAAGGGCAAGACCGTTAGGACGATACCCAAGTGCACCACCACCAGCTTTCTCGTACTCGTTGAGGTACCACATAATGCCACCAGTGGTGCGTCGTGGGACGGCTTCACCTGTGGTTGGGTCGGTGATGTTAATGATTGACTTAGAGCCAAACAAGAACGCCTTCTCCATACCAATCATGTGGTCAAGTGCACTATCACGCGCCTTCTCTTTGTAGATACCAGTCTTGTCGAAGTTGGCTGGGATCTTGAGTGAGGTTGCCGTGAAGTTGATACTGTCTCGGAAGATCTGCGTGTAGTTATTCGGGTTGATAGGCAAGATGAGACGGCCTGTGCCACTCTGTCCACCCTCCGCGTTGGCTGTGCCGAGGCAGAAGACGTCGTTACCTGCGATACCCGTGGAGGTGGTCGCGGTGTTGATGACGTCGTCTACGCTCTCTTGTAGCATGAACTCAATGTGCGTAGCATCAACGATAGTGGTGACCATTCCACGGATGTCAGATGAACCGCCAGTGACAAGCACGTCTTTGATCCAGATTACATTAGTGGGTTTGAAGTCAGCAGAACTTGCTACGAGGAGTCGGTAGACTGTTTCAGCTGTCATGTCAGCTGGAGAGCCGATACTTGTGGAACCTCCGGACGCAGTCAGTGGAACACCAGAGGTGCCTACTGTGGTGCGGATCTGAACCATACGTTTTTCGAACCAACCGAAGTTGGGGTTATCTGTCGCTTCGGTGTCCATCAAGGACAAGAGGCCGGTTAGCGTTGCTGCACCATTCGGATGATTGTGAAAAATCTGCCGGCGGTCGTTTTGGGAGTAAAACGATCCGTCGTCGAATGTCTTACTGGAGGTAAGTCCTAGGATACTCATAGTATTTGTTTGTTGTCTTGTTTTTTGTTGTTTTATCCCCAGATACTTGACGAGCCGCTAGCCGCAGCAGGTGCTACTGGAGCCCCCGCATGGTTATTAGACATCAAAGATGCAGGAGTTATTCCACCTTGGTTACCGGCCGGAGGTGCATTGTTGAGTGTGAAGGAAGGATTCATTGTTTTAATGATTTGTTCCATCGCACTCGCGATTGCTGGATAAAGAGCTTCTTTTGTTGCGAACGACTGACCGCTGGCTTGGACCTGTTGTCCTGCCGTGTCGATAAGCTGTTCGAATTGTTTCAACGCGGGGTACTGTGTAGTGAACTCAGACCGTAGTTGTTGTTTCTGTGCAGCCGCGTGCTGTTGTTGCATCGGTGCGATTTGTTGACCGAATTGCTGCTGCATCTGTTGACCTAGTGCTTGGGCATAAGTCTGAGATTGTTGCATCTGTGCAGAGTGCATTTGTTGCAACACGCCCATGATCTTGGACGGATCGACTTGACCGTTCTCGTCCTGCGCAAATGACTGAGCAAATGACGTGGCGAACTCCTCATTAGGATTCCAGACCTTGAGTTGCTCGTTGATTTGATCTTGAGTTAGTTGCGCAGGTGGTTGGTCTTGCTGCATTCCTCGTCTGACGGCGTCGGCAATGTCGTCTGCACTTGGTGATGCAGATACAGGCGCAGGCGTAGGTGCTGGCGTGACGTCAGGTACGACTTGCAAGTCAGGATTTGTGTCAGGGACTGTGTCAGCTCCACTAACCTCTGGTGTGAATACCGACTCAGGAGCCGGATTAGGTGTAATATCATTCATTGGTTTCTTGTTGTATTTGGTGCTCAGTAATATTTTCTACAAGCTGTGCACGAAGTCGCTCAAGAAAAACCGAGTCGAGTTTTAACTGACGTACTTCGCCAATAAAACCTTCTCTGGTAAAAGGTGTGTAGTTTGCATCAACCGGTTGATGGAGTAGGTGTTCCATACGCGCGTCGAGTTCTAAAATATACGCGTCTTTGTATAGTTGACCAGCATCGGACGCAAGAAAGGACTCGATTTGGGTTACTAGTGTCGGCGCCATTGCCACTGGTACTTCGTCTATGGTCATTGTGTAGGTTGTTGCTGTTGCTGTTGTTGCTGCGCGATGAGTTGGTTCATGTTAGGCTGACCGGGTTTAGGTGCAAAGCGTTCCATGTTGCGAATGCCGCGAAGTGTGAAGATCTCTTTGATGAGCGCTGAGATGTCAATTTGCAACGTGCCTAACATTTCCGGTGGCATAGAGGCCACGATGTTGAGGAGTTCTTGCAGAGACTGGGCAGTGTATTGTTTCTCACTAGGTAATGTACCATCGAACACGAAGAAGTCGGCCTTCCGTACCAGGCTGGCGATGTCCGATTTGTACTGAGGGAATTGCTGAAGTTGCTCTTGGTTCTGTCCGACGACTGCTTGGAAGCCTTCCTGGGTAAGAGACTGCCGGGAGTTAATAACCATCTTCTTACCTAATGGCTTTAGTGCACCTTCCCAGATCATTTTGCCATACAAGGACAGGCGTGATGCGCTACCACTGATGGCTCCTCGTGCCTCTGTTGCTGAACGACGGCCGGAGTGGAATTGCCCTTGTGCGGTTTGGTTAATCCCAGTGACCGTTTCCATGACAGAAGAAAGACTACTGATGTCATTCATGTGGTTGGAGGTTACGTCTTGCACAGGGAGCTGCTTGATGAAGCGGTCGATGCCTACACGTGGTGCGCCCATCTTAGTCTTAATGACTCGGGAGTTATTAACGACTGTCCGCATGTCAATGACCGATGGGTCGACGACCAGTTGGTTGTCTAGTGTACGGTGGACAGAGGCGACATGAGAGTTGAAGAACCAATCGGTAAGCTTCTGTAGGTTGTCGACTTGCGAGGCAAGAGAGGTGGATAGTTCTTTGTGTTGGTCAGGTGAGAACTGTCCTACGTCATAGGTGAATTGATTGTGCAGGTAGTTGAGTGGCTCGATACGTATGATGCGGCTATCATTGGCTACCCAGATTAGAAAGGTAATAGGCTTGGAGGTGTTGCCTAGTTTAGTACCGTCTTCGAGTTCGTAGCGATCAGGGACAAGCTTAACTTGGAACTCCGTAATACACACGTTAGTCTCTTGGGTCTGTCTGTTGGTGACGTCAATGGAAGTGAAGCGGGATACGTTCTCGCGCAGACTAATTGAGGTGGCGTTGAAAGGTTGTATTTGTTCAATCCCTGCGACTTTGCCCATTGCCTCCCAGTCACTGAGTTGGTGCCTTGGAAACTCCTCTTCGCTTGCGCAAAACTCACCTTCTTGGAAACGTGACAGTGGAAGGCGTGTGTCGTAGAAGAACTTGTAAGGAGAGACACTGAGGATTTTATTACCCTCGAAAGTGGTCATGGACTGGAAGAGTTTCTCAGTCCGGTGGTTTAGTCCGTCGAATGTGTCAGGTGCGCCGTCCTGCAAAAATGTCCCTTCTTCCATTTCCCAACTGGTCTTGAACACCCCAATACCAAACCGTGCAATGTCAAGTAGGAATTGGTATAGGATAAGTGAGAATGTATTGGCATTCAAGTCGGCTTGTAGGACCTTCTCACACAACTCACGTATCACGTCGTCCTCAGGTCCGCCTGAAGTTTCTAGTTCAAAGAAACGTTCCCGTTGGTGGAACATCATGAACATGAAGGCAACGAATGTGTTGACCTGTGCGTATGTGAGAGGTACGGCGATCTTGGTTGGTGAACCTGTGCTGGCGTTCTTGCGGTCTTCGCGATCCACGTCACGCTCGGAGTCGTATAGTTTTTGCATTGCATCCCAGTCAGGGTAGTGCTTACTTATACTGCTTCTGGACATAGTGAGAAGCCCCTGCACTTTATGCAACAGTTGGTCGTGCATGGGTGTAGGGACTTCCTTGGAAAGTTCTGCTTTTAGTTTATCGTTCATGGTTAGTAACCAGCAAGGTAGAGTTCGTACTTCTGTTCAGCTGTCATGTTGGCTTTGTTTATGTTGGGCGCTTCTTCTGTGTATACTGGAATAGACAAGTCGCACCCGTTGATTTGGGTCTGACCAAAGAACTCGTCTTCATTTGAAATTGGGTCTACCCAGTCTAGTCCATTGAGAATCAACCGATAGAAGTTCTCCATCATGTGGTCGTTTTTGTCAATAGGTTTGTTTTCGCGCTTAGAGTCCCACTCGTAGTGATCGAACTCCCATAAGGTCTCGGCCAGTGACGAGTGGAAGTTAAGCCACTTGTGACCCTCGGGCATGGTCTTTTTTAATGCTGCTTGTGAGGCAATGATGCCACGGGCTAGGTCTTTTACGGCTTTCTGAACCACGATGCCGTGGATAGCAAGAGTGTCTGCAAAGGTGTCGCCACTGACCGGGTTGTTAATAAAGGCGGCGGGATCGCAAAGACAAGTTAGGACTAGGCGGTTGGCGACAATGTTGTTGATTTGTTCCGCGAGGTTTTTGACTAAGGTCTGTTCGAATATCTCACGAAAGAAGAACACCTCACCAGTTGGGGCTGTGGCCGCAAATAGTACTGCGTGAGGTGTTTGTGGGTGAGGATCGATTGCATAACGTATGGTGTAGTCGACTGGTGGGGTGACGCAGTTTTCCCACCCAGTTGGTGTGTTTTCATACACATGACCATCGGGTGAGTATTCAGGTGAGAATGATTTGTAAACCATACCGCTCATTGACTTAGGGATACCCTCTAGTCGGCATTGGCGCTCGTCCACTGACAAAGTCTTGGCATACTCCTCACGTGCTTCGTCGGTGATGTGTGGGTTGTCTTTGGTAGACCCGATGATTACGAGTTTGTTGTCGAAAGAGGTAGAGCCTTCGGTGTTTAGGCGTGTGCGACGAGAAGGGATAAAGAAGTCATTGATCCATGCTTGGTTGAGTGGAGTGCAAAGGAACCATGCGCGACCGTTGGTGTCCATTAGTCCACGCGAGACGGCTTTCCATAGATCCTGTGGGATAGGCTCGTCGACATGAATCCAATCCCATTGTGAAGACTCGTGTCCCATTGGGTTTTGCAAGAACGACTTGACTGTGTCTAAGTAGATGGTGCTGATACCTCCCCACTTGGACTTGATCTTGATGCAGTCGACATTACCACTAGACCCTTTATGCACGTTGATAAGTTCATCACGTGGGATATAGTCAAACAACTTGCCGCGACCTGTTCCGTCGATCTGGTTGGTGAAAATCTCCTCAGCCTTACCCCAGTCGTGGACAAGGATAACACCTTTGGTGGATCGTTTTGGTATGCCGGCGTAACGCGCCACGTCTCCTTCAGGATACCACTCACGGAACCCACGGGCATTTGCCACGTCTTCGGCTGCACCACACTGGCTTTTTCCCCATCGGTTACCTGTGCGAACGTAGCGGTACTTTTTGTGTCCTCCACGGTGGAATAGGTCTTGCTTATGGTGAGGATGATAAAACGCACTACCGTTCTGCTGCTTCAGGATGTCTAGTTCCTCAAGTGCATTAACTAGCTGCGCTTGCTCGTGCAACGCTAGGTAGTCTGTAGATTGTTGGTTCATTGTTTAAGTTTTTAACCACGGTCTCTTCCCAGTGGAGGAAGGAAGAGTAAAGCCGGTTATCACCCGTGGTTAAATTTATTCTGACTTCTCAGGACTTTTGATCTTGGCAATAAGAAAGGCTTCGAAACGTTTGTGTAGTTCTATGCGGTCTTTTTCACACGCCTCGGACGCTTTTTCTAGTGCGGTGATGCGTGCTTCGTATTGACCCTTTAGGGCTTTGACTAGTGCGACACAAGCGACCCACAGGACTAAGGCGTTACCGCCAACGGAAAGAAGGTCTGAAATTGTATTATGGTCCATTATAGGAGTAGGAAATTGCTAATTGCGTTAGAGTAGGAAGTTGCTACGTTTTCGTGGTCGTCTAGGAGTATGTTGGATTCTTTGGGACTTGACCTGAAGAAGGGTTCTAGTAGGACTGCGGCGGCTGGTGCTTTTTGAAGCATCTGGGAACCGCGTCCGTTGGGGTTGTGCAAGATGCCGTTGACTTGGCGTGGACGTGACCACGGGTAGGCGGCTTGCCATGAGTCGCGGAAGCACTTGGCTAACGCGGGGGTGCCGTAGTAGTGGAACTCGTGGCCGTTGGCTGACTTTTTGTCGAAAGCGTTGTAGTGCATCAGGATCACACAGTCTGCGTCAGGCATGTGCTTTTTGACTCCTGTTCGCATTTCGTTACAGCGTGAGGTGTAGGATGCGGTGCGGTGGGTGTAGATAAAGACTGTTGCGCCAAGTGCTTCTAGTTTATGTGCGAGCAAGGTGGCAACTTTTATGTTCCACTTGCGCTCACCTTTGGTGCCACCACCTGGTTCGTGACCGATCACTAGACATACGTGCTTACCTGCTAGTGTTGGAGTTGGGGATGAAGTAGGCATTTGTGCTTGGATTAGGGTTATGATTTTTTCGTGTGCACTTGGTTGATTGTTGGCGTACCAGCGTAGGGTTGACTCGTAACTCATGCGGTGGGAGGTGTGCCGTCGATCATGGTAGGTTGGGGCGTTGCGCGCCGATGTAGTTGCGTACGAGGGTGGCGTTGGCGGCGCTGAGATCTTTGTCGAACATGCCGTGGACGAATACGTCTATGGCTGCGGAGTTGGCACCGTTAGTGTCTGCGCCTAGCGAGAAATCCTGAAAATTGAACGTTGTTGCCCTTGTTTCGGTTAATTCTCCAGCACCATTCAGAAGTGATTTATGCGCGCCGGTTT